TGCGGGTCAAGGGCGACGACACGCCCATCGCCCCGGGCGAGTTCCGCGATGTGGACGTGCCAAGCGGCAGCATCAAAGACAACATCATGGCCCTGCCGTACAAGGAGCCAAGCCAAGTGCTGGCCGGGCTGTTGGAGAAGATCACCGACGAGGGCCGCCGTCTGGGCTCTATTGCGGACATGAACGTCAGCGACATGAGTGCGAATGCCCCGGTGGGTACCACGCTGGCGTTGCTGGAGCGGCAGTTGAAGGTGATGTCGGCTGTCCAGGCGCGGGTGCACTACAGCATGAAGGAGGAGTTCAAGCTCCTCAAGGACATCATCCGCGACTACGCTCCGTCGGATTACGAGTACGACCCCGCCAGTGGCAACCGCCAAGTCAAGCAGTCGGACTACGACATGGTGGACGTGATCCCTGTGTCGGACCCCAACAGCAGCACGATGGCCCAGAGGATCATGCAGTACCAAGCGGTCATGCAGATGGCCCAGGGTGCACCGCAGATATACGACTTGCCTTACTTGCACCGCCAGATGATTGAGGTGTTGGGCGTGAAGAACGGCGAGAAGCTCGTGCCCATGGCCGAGGACATGAAGCCCCGAGACCCGGTGTCAGAGAACATGGCGTTCCTCAATGGGGAGCCCACCAAGGCGTTTATCTACCAAGACCACGATGCGCACATCGCTGTGCACACAGCCATGATGCAGGACCCGCTCATCATGGCGCAGATTGGCCAGAACCCCCAGGCGCAGAAGATGCAGTCGGAGATCATGGCCCACATCAGTGAGCACTTGGCGTTCGCCTACCGCAGCAAGGTTGAGCAGCAACTCGGCGTTGAGCTCCCCGCGCCCAACGAAGACATCCCCAAAGAGTTGGAGGTGCAGTTGTCCCGCTTGGTGGCCCAGGCCGCACAGCAGGTGTTGGCCCAGAGCAAGTCCCAGGCTCAGCAACAGCAAGCCCAGCAGATGGCACAAGACCCGATCGTCCAGATGCAGCAAGCTGAGTTGCAGATCAAGAAGCAGGAAGCTGACACCAAGGCCAAGAAGGTTGAGGGTGACTTGTTGCTCAAGCAAGCTGAGATTGAGCTCAAGGCGCAAGCCCAGGGCAGCACGGTCGAGGACCCTGTGATGATCGCCGAGCGTCACCGGCAAGAGATGGAGATGCAGAGCCAACGTCACGACATGGAGATGGCCCAAGCGCAGCAGGCTCAACAGCTTGAGGCGCAGAAGCAACAGCAAGGCATGGCGCAGGCGCAACAGAGGCACGCACAACAACTGGCCCACGGCGGGCAGGTGCACGGGCAGAAGCTCACACACGCGCAGGAGCAGGCGCGGATCAAAGCAGAGTTGATGCGCAGCCAACCGAAACCGGGTGATAAGGAGAATTGATGGACAACAAGATACTGGGACTGCTGCACTCCAAGCTGGAGGAGCGCAAAGTTGGACTCATCGAAGTTTTGAGTGATGGCGGGGCGTCGTCCTACGATCACTACAAAGAACTGTGCGGGACTATCCGAGGTCTCCTGACCGCACAGTCAGAAATAGGCGACCTCGTGCGTAGACTAAAGGAAAATGACGATGACTGAATTTGACGTTGCGGCAGTAGACCTGTCAGGTATCTTGAATACCTCGGCAGAAGAAAAGGCAAAGCAAGTGCCTGACCCAGTAACCTTCCACTTGTTGTGTGTCCTCCCGGACATTGACGAGGAGTATGGCGACAGCGGGCTGGTGAAAGCCGGGCAAACCATGCACTTTGAGGAAATTTTGTCCCCAGTGCTGTTCGTGGTGAAAGTCGGCCCAGACGCCTACAAAGACGAAAAACGCTTCCCCAGTGGGCCATCCTGTAAGGTCGGAGACTTTGTGTTGGTTCGCCCCAACACCGGCACGCGGATCAAAATCCACGGCAAAGAGTTCCGCATCATCAACGATGACTCCGTGGAAGCAGTTGTGCAAGACCCCCGTGGTATCACCCGCGCTTAAGGAATAACCATGGAAAAAACTGAATTTGAGTTTCCAGACGAGGCGCAAGCCAAAAAGCCTGACGTGAAAGCGGCGGACGAAGCCCCAGAAATTGAGATCGTTGACGATACTCCCGCAGAGGACCGCAATCGCAAGCCGATGGCCGACGCTCCCAAGGAGATGACCGACGAGGAGCTTGACAAGTACGACGAGAGCGTCAAAAAACGCATCCAGCACTTCACCAAGGGCTACCACGAGGAGCGCCGGGCCAAGGAATCCGCCCTGCGTGAGCGCGAGGAAGCCGTGCGGGCAGCGCAAATAATTGCTGAGGAGAACAAGAAGCTCAAGGGCTCTTTGTCTCAGGGGCAAACCGCGCTGCTGGAGCAGGCCAAGAAGGTCGTGGCCAATGAGATGGACCAAGCCAAGCGCAAGTACCGAGAGGCATATGAGGCCGGGGACTCGGAAGCTTTGGCCAACGCCCAAGAGGAAATGACCTCGGCCAAGATTAAAGCGGAGCGTGTAAATAATTTCAAACCTGCCCCTTTACAGGATGAAAGAAATGAGGTACAAACGCCCCAACAGCCCCCTGAGCCGCGTAGAGACCCTCGCGCAGACGCTTGGCGGGATTCCAATCCTTGGTTTGGCACTAACCGGCGAATGACGGCTTATGCGATTGCCCTACACGAGGACTTGGTAGAGAATGAACGGATTTCCCCGGCCAGCGACGATTATTTTCGCCGTATAGACGAGGAAATGCGGTCCAGGTTTTCAGATGAGTTTGAGTCTGATAAACCCGCTGATGCGTCACCTCAGCGCCAGAAGTCAAACGTTGTCGCACCGGCAACGCGGAGTACTGCGCCCCGAAAGGTCGTACTTACCAAATCGCAGGTCGAAATCGCCCGACGGCTTAATGTGCCCTTGGAACTTTATGCCCGTAAGGTTGCGGAAGAAATGAGGAAATAAAATGAGCGAAGAAAATACCCAAACAAAACGTGGTAGTCGAGACCTTGAGTCCCGTGAACAAACGATGCGTCCGCGCAAGTGGGCACCCCCGCAGTTGCTGCCTGATCCTGAGCCTGAGGATGGATGGGCCTTCCGTTGGATTCGTTTGTCTACGCTCAATAATCCCGACCCGCTCAACATCTCTTCAAAACTCCGCGAAGGTTGGGAACCTGTAAAGGCCAGCACTCAGCCAAAATTGCAAATCCTGAGCAACCCACAAAGTCGCTTCCCGGATTGCATTGAGGTAGGAGGCTTGTTGCTTTGCAAAACCCCAGTGGAATTCTCTCAGGATCGTGACGCGTATTACCAACATCAGGCCAATTCGCAGATGACCTCAGTGGATAACACTTTCATGCGTGAAAATAACCCGAAGATGCCGCTTTTCAAAGAGCGGAATTCAAGTGTTACTTTCGGTAAAGGTATCTAACTTTTGGAGGCTTAAATGGCATCTACTGCAACCCCCTTCGGCCTACGTGCGATCAATTTGATCGGCGGTCAGGTCTTCGCGGGCTCGTTCCGCGAATACAAGTTGTCCACCAACAACTCAAACGCCATTTTTAATGGCGACATTGTTCAGCTCACCAGCGCTGGCAATCCTCAAGCACTGACCGCAACTCCTACCGCTGGCACCACTGCCGGTATCGTGGGCGTCTGCGTTGGTGTGCGTTATGTAACCCCCGGTTTGAACCAGCCACAGTACGCTCAGTACTGCCCCGCTGGCGCTATTACCGCTGGCTACACTGACGTGTTTATCCGTGTCACTGACGACCCGGACGCTCTGTTCCAAGTCCAAGGCTCCGCCGCTTTCGGTACTCTGACCAACGGTGCCGCTGGCGCTGTGGGCAAGAACGCCGCTCTGGGCAACTTCAGCGCTGGTAACACCCTTACCGGTAACTCTGGAGTGAACTTGGTGGTTGGTACAAATGGTGCCTCTTTGGCCAGCACCAGTACCCTGGCAATGCGTATTGTCGATTACGATGAAAACACCGCTACCGACACTTACCCCGATTTGATCGTCAAGTTCAATTTCGGCACGCATTCCTACTACTTCGCCACTGGCGTTTAAGGAGTAATCTAAAATGGCAATTTCACGTTCACAACTGCTCAAAGAGCTACTCCCCGGCTTGAATGCCTTGTTTGGTCTCGAGTACGCTAAGTACGGCGAAGAGCACAAGGAAATCTACGAAACCGAATCCTCGGAGCGTAGCTTTGAAGAGGAAACCAAGCTGTCTGGCTTCCAGGCCGCTCCCGTTAAAAACGAGGGCGCTGCGATTGCTTATGACAATGCGCAGGAAGCTTGGACTGCACGTTATCAACACGAAACCATTGCGATGGGCTTCTCCATCACTGAGGAAGCTGTGGAAGATAACTTGTACGACAGCCTCTCCAGCCGCTACACCAAGGCTTTGGCCCGTGGTATGGCTTACACCAAGCAAGTCAAGGCTGCTTTCACTTTGAACCAAGCGTTCAATACATCGGTTACCTACGGTGACGGTAAAGCCCTGTGCGTTACTGACCACCCCTTGGTTTCTGGTGGCGTCAACAGCAACCGGCCCACGACTGGTGCCGATCTGAATGAAACCTCCTTGGAAAATGCCGTGATTCAAATCGCTGCATGGACTGATGAGCGTGGATTGCTGATCGCCGCCAAGCCTAAGAAGCTGGTGATCCCTCCCGCCCTGATGTTCGTGGCTACCCGCCTGCTCGAGACCGAGTTGCGTGTTGGTACCACTGACAACGACATCAACGCGATTAAGAGCAACGGTTCGATCCCTGGTGGTTACTGCGTTAACCACTTTTTGACCGACACCAATGCTTGGTTCTTGTTGACTGACGTGCCTAACGGTTTGAAGCACTTTGTCCGTACCCCGCTGTCCAACAGCATGGACGGCGACTTCGACACCGGCAACGTCCGCTACAAGGCCCGTGAGCGTTATTCGTTCGGCGTGTCTGATCCCCTGGGTATCTTCGGATCTCCTGGCTCGGCTTGATGAGACTGAAAAAGGGGCCTTGTGCCCCTTTTTCTTTTGGTGTATATTGCATTCATTCCGGGAATCCCGGCGTATCAAACAGTCCCGGCTGACTGTCATGCAAGATTGATACGCTTTAACGCATGGAGAATTGATTATGGGTTTCGCTACTCACCTTGGCCCTTGGTTGTTGGGCACTGTCCGTAACACCACCGGCACGACTGTCGGCACAATTGAAAACTGCGGCGCAACCGTTGTTTCTCAAACCTTCAAAAAAGATTACACCGGTCAGGCTGCTTCAGCTACCACCGACACCATTTGTGTGTTGCCTGCTGGCGCACAAATCCTTGAAATTAACATCGACACCACTGTTGCGTTCACCGGCTCCACTGCCGCCAACGTCAGCATTGGGGATGGCACTACCGCCGCTTTGTACTGGGCCGCTACAGATGTGACTACTGCTGGCCGTGCGGCTATCAGTAACGCAGCCGCTAAATTAGGCGCATGGTGCGGCGCAGCCTCTACTGCATCCCCCAACGGGATTGGTATTGGCGCAACGGACGTTAAAGTGATTGCCACAATGACTCCCACTGTGGCCGCTGTTACTGCTGGTACGGTGCAGTACACCATCGTGTATGTGGTTGCCAACTCTAACGGTTCGCAGTTCCCAGCGTCTGCTTAATTGATCCAGGGGGCTTCGGCCCCCGCTTTTTAGGAGATTGATTATGGGAATGCAAACAGACGTTAAAGCAGGACACCTTAACAACTCGGGTTTTGTTGTTTTAGGGCGAAATAGGCTCAAAGCTGTTTCCATGGTTGGCACAGCCACGGCTGGAACGCTGGACATCTTTGATACCGCCACAGCACCTGTATCGGCTACATACGCAAGGACTGCGGCTGTTATCACCGTTACAAAGGTAGCCCACGGTTTGGTTACTGGAGATGTGGTTGGGCTTGCGTTTGCAACAGCAAGCGGGTCATCAGGCACAAACGGCAACTACTCCATCACACGCACAGGCGCAGACACGTTTACAGTCACAGACATTAACTCTGGGACTATTGCAGGTGGAACAGCGGCTGTATATTCATCTTTGTGGATTGCCAGCTACGACACTGGCGCATCTGACTTGTTTGGCAATTTTGCGTTGATCCCAGGAGAGGGAATACTGGTTAAAAACGGTATTTACCTAAACATGAGCAACTTACTTTCTGCTAACGTGTACTATGGCTAAATCACCCGCATGGACACGCAAGGAAGGCAAGAACCCCAATGGCGGACTCAACGCCAAGGGCCGCGCCTCTGCGAAAAAACAGGGTATGAACCTCAAGCCCCCTCAACCCGAGGGCGGCAGCAGGCGCGACTCTTTTTGCGCCCGTATGGAGGGGATGAAGAAAAAGCTGACCAGCCCCAAGACGGCCAAAGACCCGGATTCACGGATTAACAAAAGCCTGCGGGCTTGGAAGTGTTGACATGAACCACGATGTAAAAACAATGACTGATGGCGCTGCCATAGTAATGGGCCTTGGGGGCTTCTTAGGGTGGATGACGCCCGTGGTAACGCTCATTGGCGGCGTGTTGACCATCGTGTGGATGGTTATCCGCATCTGGGAAACTGATACCGTACAGCGGTGGGCATATCAAGATTTTGCCAACCGCAAGAAAGGCGTCGATGAAGACAAAAAGATTTAACGTTGGTGGGCTGACTGGGCTTGGTAATTCCGGCGGGGCGCAAGGCGCTATGGACCAAATGGGCCAGTCTTTGGAGCAGATCAACCAAGCGGTGAACGGCAACCAAGGGTCGTCCTTTGGGTTTACCCCCAACGCCAACTCCAACGCTGCGCCTACTCCCGGCCTGCCGTCGGCATCTGATTCCATAGCCAAGTTAACCCCATCCAAGACCTTCAAAAAGGGCGGCAAGGTGGCTGGAGCGTCCAAGCGCGGCGACGGTATTGCTCAGCGCGGGAAGACTCGTGGAAAGTACATGTAATGCCGAGCACGAGCAAAAAGCAGCACAAGTTCATGGAGGCGGTGGCGCACAGCCCGTCGTTTGCCAAGAAAGTGGGAGTCCCACAGTCTGTGGGTCAAGATTTTTCCAACGCGGACAAGAGCCGCAAATTTTCAAAAGGTGGCAATATGGCAGGCAAAATGAACCCCGGTTTCATGGCAATGATCGCCAAGAAAAAAGCAGGCGCTAAAGGCGCTATGCCGATGAAAGAAGGCGGCGCGGCTAAGAAAATGATGGGCGGCGGCATGGCTTATGCCAAAGGCGGCGGCGTCAAAGCTTCGTCTATGGGCGCAGTTCGTACCGCAGCCCCCAGCCGTGACGGTGTTGCCATGAAAGGCAAGACCAAGGGCAAGCAGATCAAGATGTAAGGACCTCAGTATGAGAGCCAGCCGGGGGATGGGGGCTATTCTGCCCTCCAAAATGCCCCGTGCCGTGAAGAAGGCACGTCGGGATGACACTGACTTTACCGAGTACGCTGAAGGCGGAGAGGTAAATGCGGCTGGGAATTACACTAAGCCGGACATGCGCAAACGAATTGTGGCCCAGGTAAAAGCTGCGGCAACCCACGGCACGGGCGCAGGCCAATGGTCGGCCCGTAAGGCACAACTTGTCGCTAAGAAGTACAAAGCGGCTGGCGGGGGATACAGAGATTGAAAGCACCGCAGACTTCCCTGAAAAATTGGGGCGACCAGAAATGGCGTACCAAGTCGGGGAAGCCTTCGTCAAAAACAGGCGAGAGATATCTCCCTGAGGCGGCAATCAAGTCTTTGTCTCCCGCCGAGTACGCAGCAACCACCAAGGCCAAGCGTGCGGGCAAGGCAGCCGGTAAACAGTTTGTGGCGCAGCCCAAAACCATTGCAAAGAAAACGGCAGGATTTAGATGACCACTTCCGGCACCTCTAGCTTCAACATGAACTTCACGGAGATTGCCGAGGAAGCATGGGAGCGTGCGGGCCGCGAAATGCGCTCTGGCTATGATCTGAAGACCGCTCGGCGATCCATGAACCTGATGACCATCGAGTGGCAAAACCGTGGTATCAACATGTGGACCATCGAAGAGGGCTACATCAACATGGTGCAGGGCACGTCTACATACGACCTACCCGCCGATACCATTGACATCATGGAGCATGTGATCCGCACGGGTCAGGGTAATGTGTCCACGCAGGCGGACCTGTCCATTACGCGTATCAGTGTTTCTACCTACGCCACCATTCCCAACAAGCTTCAGCAAGCCCGGCCAATCCAGGTGTGGGTGCAACGCTTGCGCGACGCCCCCAAGATAACTGTATGGCCAGTGCCTGACCAAGGCCCCGCTGGGAGCCCCTACTATGTGTTTCGTTACTGGCGCTTGCGCCGCGTCCAGGATGCAGGCGCTGGCGTGGAGACCCCCGATGTGGTGTTTCGCTTCCTGCCCTGTGTTGTGGCGGGCTTGGCGTATCACATTGCCATGAAGAATCCTGACTTGATGTCCCGTGTGGAGATGCTTAAAAGAGCCTACGACGAGCAGTTTGACTTGGCGGCAGGGGAAGACCGCGAGAAGGCGGCAATTCGCTTTGTGCCCCGTCAGATGTTCATTGGCGGGGGTACATAATGAGTAACCGGTTTGCGTCTGGCAAAAACAGTATTGCTGAGTGCGACCGGTGTGGCCAGCGGTACAAGCTCAAGAAGCTCAAGTTTGAGGTTATCAAGACCAAGCAATACAAGCTCAATGTTTGCCCCGAGTGCTGGGACCCCGATCAGCCTCAGTTGCTGTTGGGAATGTTCCCCGTGGATGATCCCCAGGCGGTGCGCAACCCAAGGCCCGATAATACGTATTACCAGTCAGGCACTACGTCAACCGGGTCGATCGGCGGCGGTAGCAGGGTCATTCAGTGGGGGTGGAACCCAGTTGGCGGGTCTCGAGGTTTTGATAGTGCGTTGACGCCAAACTACTTGGCTTTGTCAACGGGAATTGGTACAGTCACAGCAAACGTAATCTAGGAGCAGACATGGACAAGAAGCAAGTCAAGGCGATCGCCGACACCGAAGTCAAAGCGCACGAAAAACGCATGCACGTCAAGGGCATGAAAAAAGGTGGGCCCACCAGCATGGACCGCAAAACATACGGCAAGAATTTGTCTCGCGCTATGAACCAGAAATCTGGGAGCAAGTAATGGCTAAATTCAGCAAAAAGGTAATGGGCAAAGAGGTTGGCGATGCCAGCGTCTACGCCAAGCCCCACACCATGGACGGCAAGCCCATGCGTATCTCTGAGAACCCCGGCAGTGGCCCAAACCACAGCCGCGCGGAGACGGTCAATATGTCGGTGGGCAACATCAGCAAGTCTGATGGCGGCGCAACCAAAACCAGCGGTATCAAAATGCGCGGTACTGGCGCAGCCACCAAAGGCTTGATGTCAAGAGGCCCAATGGCATGAAGTACGCGGAGCTTGTCACAGCAGTTCAGGACTACACGGAGAACACATTTCCGACGATAGACCTGAACACAATGATTCGGGTAACTGAGCAGAATATTTATAACACTGTTCAGTTGGCGAACCTGCGTAAAAATGTGACCGGCACGTTTTCAACCACAAGCGAGTATCTGGCGGTGCCCAGCGACTTCCTGTCCATCTATTCGTTGGCAGTTGTAGTAGACGGGGTGTACTTCTACTTGTTAAGCAAGGACGTAGACTTCATCCGCGAGGCATACCCTAACCCGACAGTCAAAGGCGTGCCACAACACTTTGCTTTGTTTGGAACTCGCTCTAACGCAGTCAATGACTTAACATTCATTGTTGGCCCAACGGCCACTGCGGCGTATACCGCTGAGATGCACTATTACTATTACCCCGAGTCGATTATTCAGCGGGCCATTGGTAGCTTGGGCACGATTGTTCCTGGGTCTGGCTATGCCAACCGGTTTTACTTTAATGTGCCGCTTACGGGGTCGTCCTCGGGCGTGGGCGCTACGGCCAATGTCCAGGTCACAGGTGGCGCAGTGGTGGCGGTCACCATCGTCAACCCCGGGTGTTATTACGCAGTTGGCGAGACGCTGACTGGTGTGCTTGGGGCCACTGGGTCCGGCTTCTCCGTGCCGGTGTTAACTGTTACCAATGAGAACGGCGAGACTTGGGTGGGCGAACACTTTGATGCGGCGCTGCTCAATGGCACTCTGATTGAGGCCATTCGCTACATGAAGGGCGAAAAGGACTTGGTTGATCTGTACCAGACGCAGTACCTGCAATCCATTGCACTGCTCAAGAACTTGGGTGACGGCAAGCAAGAGGCTGACACATATCGTGATGGCATGCCAAGAGTTAAGGTGTCCTAATCCATGGCAATCTCACAAACCGCGACCACCAGTTTTAAGGTTGAACTGCTCCAAGCAGTCCACAACTTTGGCCCCACGTCGCCCAACACGTTTTACATTGCGCTGTATACCTCAGCAGCTAACATTGGCCCCACCACCACGGCGTACACCACGTCTGGCGAAGTTGTCGGTACGGGCTACGTGGCTGGGGGTAAGGTGTTGACAATCAGCACTTCCCCGACCTTTGGCACAAACACCGGCGGAACCACCACGGCGTACATTTCGTTTGCCACAGTGACATGGCCCAATTCGACGTTTACCGTGCGCGGAGCGCTGATTTACAACGTGACCCAGAGTAACAAGTCCGTTGCGGTGTTGGACTTTGGCTCCGATAAAGTTCTGACTGACGACACCTTGCAGGTAATCTTCCCCACCCCCGATGCAAATAGCGCCATCGTGCGGATCACATAACAGGAGTTTTTATGAACAAGCCCGAAACCAGTATTGCCCAAGATGTTGTCTCCGCCGGATTGGTGACCCACAGAGCCGCTACCGAGCAGGTGGGCGCGGGCGGTGTATATACAGTTGAGTGCGTTGCGCCGGACGGCACCGTCAAGTGGACGGATACCTTCCTCAACTTGGTGATGAACGAAGGCGTTCAATACATGAACACCCAGACGTTCAAAGGCGCTGCCTATACCGCCGCTTGGTATTTGGGCTTGGTGACTGGCCCTGGGTCCGGCACTACCTTCGCTGCCGGGGACACCCTTGTTACTCATGCGGGTTGGACTGAGAACACTGCGTATGCTGGGTCACGCAAGGCGGTGACGTTTGGCACGGCTACCACGGCCAACCCATCTGTCATTTCCAACTCCGCTTCTCCCGCATCGTTTGTAATGAACGCCACGGCCACCATTGCTGGGGCTTTCTTGGCCAACGTGTCGAGCGGCACCTCAGGCGTTTTGTTCTCCGCAGGCGACTTCACTGGCGGCGACAAGTTCGTGGACAGCGGCGACACTTTGAATGTGACCTACACCTTCTCGCTGACCGCCACTTAATAGGGGGTTAGGTGTTTGGAATATCCGCATTTGCCCAGGCTCCATTTGCATCTTTAGGTAAGACGGGCGTCCTTTATGACGTAGCGATAGCTGAAGCTGCCTCCGCAGTCGCGGCGTATTTGTCGCGGGCCGATTTTGTTGCTACGGATGCGGAGACCGGCAATGCGGCTGAGGTGGTCAACACCGTCAACAACATCTTCAACCCGGTGGTGGTGGAGGCCGCAAGCAGCTTAAGTGTGTTTGCCAGCACCGCCAGCTTTGCTCCTGTTATCAACGAAGCCGCCTCCGCCGGGAATACCGCCACCGCGCAAGCTGACTTTGTAGCCACCAACGCCGAAGCAGCGCAAGCTACCAGCGCACAGACGACCCAAGCTGATTTTTTAGCCGCAGTTTCCGAAGCCGCCTCGGGGGCGGGCGCGTCCACCAGCGTTGCTACATTTGTAGCGTCCGTGCTTGATACGGCGTCTGGAGCCGGAGTTTCAACCGCTCAACTTCTCTTGGGCGCAAGCATTTCAGAGGCCGCATCGTCGCAAGCTGATGTGTCCGCATTGGCCAGCTTTGCAACCAACATAGCTGAGCTTGCTCAAGCAGCAGAGTTTTCTTCCAGCCAAGTTGACTTCCAAGCTGCGCTGTTGGAGGCGGCGTCGGGAGCATCGGCCAGTTCAGCCGCGCTTGTGTTTGCGGTTTCGATATCGGAGCAAGCGTCCGGCGCGGCTGCGCAAACTGTGACTGCGGTGCTCAACGGCACGGTGGCAGAAGCGGCCACGGCCTTGTCGGCGTTGACGGCGTTGCGGTACGCCAATGTGTATCTCACCGGAGTTCAGATTTACGTTCAGATTGGCAATGCGCTGGTCTGGGGGAAAATACAAGACGGCGGCGCAGTAAACTGGCAAAATGTGCCTACGGCGCTCTCAGCATCTTGGACAGGGGTTACAACCGGATCAGACGTGGCTTGGACAGCGACTGCAAGCGTTTCGGCCCCCACTTGGGACCCGATCGTGGTACCCCAAGCACCAGACTGGGACAACATCCCATCGTAAGGAAATGACATGGCCCTCGTAGTAAAAGACAGAGTACAAGAAACAACCACAACCACAGGTACCGGCACGCTTACCTTGGGCGGAGCGGTGCTCGGGTTTCAGTCCTTTGCGACGATCGGTAACGGCAACGCCACCTACTACACCATCAACGACACCATCACTGGGGATTGGGAAGTAGGTATCGGTACGTACACCGCGTCGGGTACAACCCTGTCGCGCACTACCGTGCTGTCTTCCAGCAATGGCGGAGCGCTGGTGTCGTTTGCTGCCGGGTCCAAAAACGTTTTTGTAACTTACCCGTCCGAGCGGGCTGTGTACAAGGACTTGGCGGATGTTTACACGGTACAACAAGCATTTGATGCGCTTACTGCCAACTCAATTGCGCTGACTTCCGGCACGATCACCACTACCCCGGTCAACAACACAGATATTGTCAACAAGCAGTACGCTGACGCCATTGCATCCGGCATTCATTTCCACGAAGCAGTGGATTTGGCAACTACCACAGCCCTGCCAGCAAACACGTACAACAACGGCACTTCTGGGGTGGGAGCTACGCTTACGGCGACCGCCAACGGCGCTTTGTCTGTGGACTCGACGCTTACCGTTGCTGCAAACCGGATATTGGTGAAGAACGAAGCTGCGCAAGCAAATAACGGTGTGTATACGGTCACTCAGGTTGGCTCCGCTGGGACGCCATACATTCTGACTCGGGCAACCGACTTTGATACCGCTGGAACCGGAGTTAACCAGATCGACGAGGGTGACTTTTTCTTGGTAACCAGCGGCACAGTAAACCTCAATACCGCTTGGGTTCAGCAGACTGCGCCCCCGATAACAGTTGGCACAACGGCAATTGTTTTCCAGCAGTTTGCTGCGCCAATCACATACACGGCGGGTACGGGTTTAAATGAATCCCCAAGCTACACATTTAACATTGCCACCACTGGGGTGAGCGCGGCAACCTACGGCTCCGCATCCCAAGTACCTGTGTTTGCGGTCAACGCCCAGGGCCAGATCACATCGGTCACCAATACGGCCATAGCGATCGCCGCTGGTGCGGTGTCGGGCCTTGCAGCTTCAGCCACCACGGACACAACCAATGCCGCCAATATCTCATCTGGGACGCTCCCTACGGGGCGGCTGTCTGGTTCTTATACAGGAATTACAGGTGTTGGTACTCTCACTGCTGGTACTTGGAACGGGAGTGTTATTGGTCCTGTGTATGGCGGTACTGGATTCGGTACTTACGCTGTGGGAGATTTGCTGTATGCGGATACAACGACTTCTCTGGCCAAACTCGCAGACGTAGCCGTTGGAAATGCACTGATCTCCGGCGGTGTGGGCTCAGCCCCAAGCTGGGGCAAGATTGGCTTAGCCACGCACGTTAGCGGCACCCTTCCAATCGCCAACGGGGGTACAAATACCAGCGCCACGGCTACCAACGGCGGGGTCACCTACGGCACGGGCACGGCGTATGCCTTCACGGCTGCGGGCACTTCCGGCCAAATTTTGCAGAGCAACGGCGCAGCGGCTCCGACTTGGGTTAGCTTGTCCACGCTAGGCGTCTCTTCCTTCAGCGCGGGCACCACGGGTTTCACCCCATCATCGGCAACATCTGGCGCTGTGACTTTGGCGGGCACGCTGAACGTCGCCAATGGTGGCACGGGTGTAACCACTTCCACAGGCAGCGGGTCTGTTGTGCTGTCTACCAGCCCCTCGCTCGTCACTCCTATTTTGGGAACCCCTCAGTCGGGCAACTTCAGCACTGGCACATTTACTTGGCCCACGTTCAACCAGAACACCACTGGCAACGCCGCCACGGCGACCAGCGCGGTAACGCTGTTTGGCTCAACCAACCTATACATCTCGCCCACAAACGGCAATACATTTAACAGCGGGTATGGAAATGCGGCGGACGGATCGGACGTTTGGCTCAACTACCGTGGGTATAACGATGGATTTAGCTACTTCAGAAATTTCAACCTTGGTAACGGTAAAGGCACCGCATATGTTTATGGTGACGGCGTAAACCAACGTGTTGGTATTGCCAAAGGTCAGGCGGCTAGCTACACCTTGGATGTGGCAGGGATTATTTATTCCAATACGTCTGCCCGCGCCCCCATTTTCTACGACTCCGACGACACTACGTATTACCTGGACCCAAATTCAACTACTTCAGCAATCTTGGCTGGAAGCGTTGGGGTGGGGTCAACCTCGCCGGTTAATGCCGCCTGGGGGACTGCGGCTAATACCAAGCAAATAACAATTTATGGGTCTAACTACGGGGTGTTGAATATACGTGGCGACTTAGCCACCGCCGCGCATTATTCATTGGGTGTTGGCGGAACCCGGTACTACGCCGCATACGACAACGTTGCCTCAGTCCACAGAATGGTTTTCTTTGGGGATTACACTGGGTTCAATAACGTAACTACCCCCGCATATAATATTCATTTATCAGGTACCGGTTATGCAACAGGGGACTGGCGTGCCCCCATCTTCTACGACTCCAACAACACTGCATACTTTGTAAATCCAGATAGTATATCTATTATGTACGGAGTCACTATTAATGGCTCTGGTAGTGGAACTGATGTTTCAAATCAACTTTTTTTATGGAGTTCTGGCGGTACAACTTCTGCAATGGGATTCAAAGCTCCTGGTGGTGTTTGGGCTAATCCAACAGGAGCCGGTGATGGATACAACACATATTTAACTATGGATACCGCTGGGCGTGGCTGGGTGTTTGGCGAACGTACCACGGGCTTTGCTAATGTGTACACATCAGGTTGGATTTTAAACAACGGCCTTTGGCAAGCCAACGCTTCAATGCGCGCCCCCATCTTCTACGACTCCAACGACACCGGGTATTTTATCGACCCTGCCAGCACCAGCAACTCGGCACTGCGCATGCGCGGTGGAGCTTTGTTTGGGCCAAACACCACTTGGGGGGCATATCTTTACGTTGGTACAAATGGCAACATAGATGTAAACACGGCTACTGTTGCTGCTACAAACGGGAACTTACACCTCGATGCCGCCAATGGCTATGTACTGTATTTGAATAACTACGCCACAAGTAGCTACACAGTTCTTAACCAATCAGCACGCTCTCCCATCTTCTACGACCTCAACGACACCGGGTATTACGTTAATCCCAACGGCACTTCCCAGCTCAGTTATGTTTTAGCCGATAACTGGTTCCGTTCTCAAGGCAACAGCGGGTTGTATTTTCAAACTTATGGCTGGGGGATTTGGGCTCCTGAATCAGCGAGTAATAACTACGGAAACGTAGCAACATATGGCGCGGGTCGAAACGGCTGGATGGGTTACGGTATTGGTTCGCGCCATACGCTTATGTCAACCGGCGGAGATAACGTCGGTATTCACGATAGCAGCTACTCTTGGGTATATTATTGGGACGGGACTAGCCATACTTTTAATCGCGGATATACACAGGCGGCAGGGTCGCTCCGTGCCCCCCTCTTTTACGACTCCGGCGACACCGCGTATTACTTAGACCCCGCTGGCACATCAAATTTAAATTCTGCTACTTTTACCTCTGGTGGGCAGTGCATTACTGCTTACGGAAACGGATCAGTTAACGGCTCTGCCGGTATAGGTTTAAATGTATATTCTAGTGGCGGCAACGGCGCAATCATGGCGTTCCATCGCGGCGGGTATTTTGCTGTCAATATGGGATTGGACTCCGACAACGTGTTGCGCATCGGCGGCTGGTCTGCTGCGGCAAATCGCTGGCAACTGGACATGTCGGGCAACAACACTATTGCTGGGGACTTCTACGCCGTTGGCAATATGAAGATCGGCAAGGGCAACAACTTCGTAGCCACCAACACGGCGGTCGGGGTATCTGCACTGGCCTCTGTAAACAGCAACTATCACACAGCGGTGGGTTACCAAGCCTTGCAGGGGATGACTACCTACACCAACCCTGTTTTCGCAATTGCAGGAGGCAGCACAGCGGTCGGGTATGGCGCACTCCAATCCAACGTTGGCAACACTACGCTTGGCTCTGGGAATACCGCAATAGGTTCCGGGGCGATGTACAACGCAACGGGCGCATATTTGTGTACCGCTGTTGGGGCCTACGCCGGATTTAACCTGACAA